GGTACGTCTTCATCATCACGATAAGTTTTACGAGCATAGTTAGGAGTTACCTCTTTGTCTGCTCGTTCTTCCTCACGTTTCTTCTTAGACCAGTTATCTTCTTTCAAAGCTAACAGGCTATTCCCTCGGCTTGTTGGCTTTTGCCATGCGGCAATCTTCAACTTCTCACCTGCTTTGTAGTCCATCTCTAGGACGATGAAGCCTTTGAAGTCAGGCCCTTTTGGGGACTTTCTCATCTCTTCATCTTCCCAATACATGACACCACTGCCAGGCATTTCTTTGTGTGCATTGTTTGTCGCCATACTATTCCTTTCGTGTGTATGTGTACTTGGCGTACTTCTTCCCATTTTCGCTAACCATGCTTGTAAAGATGTTGTGTCCATCTTTCCTAAGAGATTCGATATGTGCTGCAAGTCGGAAGCTCCCAAACATGTTTAAAGCGTCTCTTGGTGTCAAACTACCACCGTTTTGAAGGTGGGTCAAAATACTCATTCGCTGAGTCCCATATCGGCTTGTGACTGGGACTTGTCGGGCTTTGGGCTGACTGTTCCTCCAGCTTGGACGATAGCGGCTTTGAGTTTGACTCTGTGTTCTGTTCCAAATCCTTCTGTGACGGACTTGTTGGACTGCGAGAGTCGTTCAAGTTTGTCTGTCTTTTCCTCATAAGAGAACTTCGCTGACGAAATAATGCGGGAAACCATGTCGGCATATCCTGTTATCCAATCTTCAGGTGTTGCGTAGCGTTTATACGGTTGGTCTGAGCCAGGTACAAAGAGCGCAAACGCGCCTTCCTCCTCAACCTCATCAAGTGCAACTTCATGTATGTCTTCCACCCGCTCGACATTGCCCATGTGCTTAACCGTTTGTTGTGGTGCAAAGTCTTGTACCTCTTCAGGGGTATAGACTCCAACCACGCACCCTGGGAATACAGCTCGTATTCCTTCACTAATGACTCTCGCACGTAGCATCGCTCTTGGATAGTTCTTCCAGTTATCTTTGTTGGCAATGCCAATGGACTTCGCTTGGACAAGAGTCCATGTGACTTCAAGAGAGCCTCCTTGCGAATGCGTGAATAGACCCGTAACGGCATCATTGGTGTACTCCTTCCAAACAACAGAACCACCCGCTTGTTGGAAGCGAGCAAGCATAGCGTCTGCTTTCAAAGCAGGGCGACCTTGGATAACGTGAAAGTCACGCATAGCGATAGCAGGGTGTAGACCTTCTGCTTGGCATAGCAACATGATTGCCATAGCCTCTTGTTGGTTCTTAAACCCAAACATCTTGCTACTGGCAGCAACTTCTGCCATGTGCTGAATGTCTTGCAAAGGTACTATGTTGCTCATTTCAATGCTCCTGCAATCTTTTCAAGTTTCCCAGTCTTTTCGAGTTCAGCAAGGATTTGCATAGATGTAGCAGCACGTTCTAGCAAAGATACGTAACGCTCCAAGTTTGCAAAGTTGGCTTGCTTTTCTACTTTTAAAAGACCAGACGCAAGGTCATCTGCTGCCTTTCTAACGTCACCAGACACCTTTTTAATCTCTTGCTTGAGGTTATCTGTTGAAGTCTTAAGGTTTTCTATAGACCTGTCCAATACGTTTTGTTCTGCCTTAATAAGTTCAGTTGCGTTCCTGAAATCTTTGTTAACGTCTTGAGCATTTCTTTTGAAGTACGAGCCACCTTCATTGTTAATTTCTTTAGCAATCAAGTTATTAACATCTTCAGCCCTCCACTTAGGGCCATGCTTATCGTGTCCTACAGGTTTTAATTCATTCATGGGGAACTTCCTTTCGTTGTTTCTTTATTTCTATCATTGCATCTGCTATTTCATAAGCGCCTTGAGCTATGTATTTGTCTCTGACTTCATCGTTGCCAACATCGCCATAAGCGTTGATTTGGATATAGGATTGCATTGCAAGACCAGCAAACCAGTCTCGCAAGTCCATCCCATCTGACATGGTTGTCTGCCCACTTGTAGGGTGTTTGTGCATGTAGGGATAGGCTTTCATGCTTCTTCCTTTCTAGGGCGACCAGGCTTCCTACGAGCAGTACCATCAATGTTTACCCCGAAAGGGTAAGTCTTGAGGGTGTCTGCGAATGAACGGATTAACTTGCCGTGAGCATTAAGGATGTTGGAGAGGCTTTCTACCTTGCTCTCCAACTCTGCTATACGTTTACTTTCTGATTTAAAAAACATGTGAACCTCACTTTATTAAAAATCTACGTGAACCTGGCATCTCTCTGACAAACTGACCATAAATGTCAGGCATGGCAGACTGGAACAGCTTGCTGTCAAACTTCAAGCTAGGCTTGGCATTCTTCCACGTGGCAAGGACTTGACCTTCTATGTTGGACAGCACAGAGGCTTCGCCCATATAGCCAGCTACCAATGTCTGTAGCTGCTCTTCCTGAGCCTCTAGAGCCTTGATGTTGGCTTTGACTTGGGTTAGGGCTAGACAGGCTTGTTCAACGCTTGCAGAGGCTGTTTTAAGGCTTCCTGCAGCTTCTTGTGGGTACAGTAGTTTGACCTGTTCTAGGTCTTCGGGGGGAAGAGTAGTGCCTGCTTGGGCGTGTCCCCACACGACTGCCATCTGTTTGATAAGGTCTTCCTTTTGTTCATCTGAGATAACAAATGGAATGAGGAGAAACTCTTGACCCCCGAATAGAACGGCGAGATAAACCATATCGACACCGTAGACAGCAGCTTCGTGTACCAGTTGCGCCATGTCAGCAGGGGGGCAGATACCACTAATATCAAACTTAGACCTAACACTAGCGTTGTAGTTCTTAGCTTCAACAAGGAAAGTCTGACCATCTTTCTTACCGCAGAAGTCAAAGTGAGACTTAAACCAAGGGTGTTTGGCATGTGTGAGACTCTCCTCTATCTTGACTAACTCAGTCTGTAATTGTTGTTGAGCAAGTCTGCCAATGACAGGCTCCATCACATGTCCCATCTGTACTGCTTCTATGTGGGATAGGTCAGGGATTTCTAGCTTGCCTTGCTTTGTCAGGATAACTTCGTTAGCTTTGCCGTTGGCTACCTTACGAGAGTCTCCCGACCAAATGGCAGAGTTACGTGTTGTTGCAGAAAAGTCACTCATAATGGATTTCCTTTCAGAAGTTCTTCTTCAGGAGTCATTACGCTGTCTGCTGCTTCCCAGTTAACAGCCAGTTGAGTACAGCGCCCTGTAGTGCGTCTGTCTAGCTCGGCGTAGGGTAGGGTTTCCTTATTTGTTTTAAGGCCTGTAACAAGGCTTATAGGGTGTTCAAACCCGCATCTAGCGTTGTCATCTAGTTCATCCCGTAAAGACGGGAGAATATGTTTACATTGAATACACAGTTTCATGGTCACGAACCTTTCAGTTAAATGTTGAGGATTAGATTATAAGCACAGTTAATTATCTGATGTCAATAGTATTTCCTTTCTCTGTGTAAAAACAACAGGTAGTGTCTACGTTTAAGTTTGCGGATGGTCATTCTTGTCCTCTTGCTCTGATTGCCTCTGCCAGGCCCTGCACGTTGTAATCGGGCCATCCATCTGCTATCACTGCACAGGCTTCACGTTCGGAGGCTGTCGCTTTGGTGGCTGCTGATTGTTCAATCAGTTTGACAAATTCTTCAATGTGGTCTGGAACCCAAGCATCATATGCAATGGTTGTTCGTAACATTCCTGATTCTTTAGCTATCTCTCTAATTTCATCTTGTGTCATCGGGGGTTCTCCTTATGTAGTTTGTAAAGCACTAGGAAGCAAATAGGGGCTAACCCTATCATCATCCCCAGTAGAAGAATAAGACTCCAAATTAAGGCATCTAGCATGAATGTCTCCAGTTATGGTTAGTGCTCTGATGATGACTGACTCAGGGTGTAGCACTCCATCCCTGACCTGATTCAAAACAATATGGGCTTCAAACTTTGTCATGACTTTACCCTCAAGGCTTCTCTCCAGTTCCTCTTTTGGGCAAGCGTTAGCGTCTCTCCCGCTTCCTCTCTTTGTTGCAATCTGTAAGCCCATGCTTTACCTTGGTCATGGGGTGGCAATAGCCTGCCTATAGGGGGGCTATAGGGAGGCTCTAAGGGGGCTACTTCTTCTTCTACTATATTAGATATACTAGTATTTAGTATAGGGTTAGTAACCATAGATGTATGGTTAGTAATTTCTAGTTTATGGTTATTGGATAATGGTTTATGGTTTATGGTTGCTATAGGGGGGGCTATAGGGGGGCTATCCTCTAAGGCTTTACCCCACCTGATAGCAGCACCTTTTTTGCCATTTGTTGAAAAACTTTTGTACTGGGCAATTTCTTTATCTGCCCGTTTGTTTATCCATCCTGCCTCTGAGGGCTTAAAGTACTCTTTTAGGACGTTTTCAACGACTTGGGGCTGACACCTTATGCGCCTTGCAATTGGGGCTATATCAAGCGGTATAGGGCTTTCTGTGTCGTAGTAGAAGTCTAGAAGCCTGCGGTAAGCCAAATCTTCTTCTGCGGTCAAATGGGCGGTGTCTTTGTGATAGTCACCTATGTGGAACATGAAGTAATGCAAAATAAATCTCCATCGGTGGACGACCCCAGTGTGACTGTTGCCGTGGGGCATCCAACCATTGCGGTTTAAAAATTCGGCATCTGAGGCCGTCCCCGATAGAGACTTCTTCAGATGCCCCAATTCACGCCAGTCACGGCGTAGGGGGCATTCTGTCACAGTCAATAGCCCATTGCAACAAGGGCGCAGATATACCCTGCTACAAAGCAGCCAAGGTATATCACTACCCTGTCAGCTAATTGGGGCTTATCCTGCCATTCAGGGGCAGAGGGGAACGCATCCCGCAAGGTGCGGGGGTAGGTGCGTGTAGTGTCGTTGTGGGGGCTTGGGGCTTTAATCATGGGGCTACCTTTCAATAGGGTTTGAATGTGGCAATGAGCCAGGCACTATCGGGGAAACCATAGGACTCATGCCTTAGGTGCATAGGGGGCTTATCAGTGCCGAGGGGGAATTTATACAGCTCAACAAAGGCAAGCCCAAGGTTTTTCAGGGTATGTTGTAACTCTGAAAATTTACCCTTTGCAACGGCAACGCTCAGGCAACCCCCGCCCCCGCTGTGTGTTTCACATTCCAAGGCATCTAAGGCACGATAAACCTCAAAGCGTTTTTCATAAGTTAATTCATAAAATGATTGCATGGTCACAGACTCCGATTAAATGATGCAATAGCGCACCGATAAGCCCTTTATAGGGGCTTACCGCTAGGCTATTCTGTTTCAGTAGTTATCTCGCAACACTGCTCGCAGCCTTCGTGGTCTGTCTTTTCGTTCTGCTCAGTGACAAATTCTTCTAAATCGGTGTAAGTATGAAATTCTGATTCATGACCACAATTAGGACATGACCACACCCAAAACACATCAAACCCGATAGAACAAGCCACACAACCCGCCCAGTCCTCATCCCACACCCAGACATTACCCGATGATTCATTGACCCCTGCTTGGGTGTATTTAGAGGTTTTCAGACCCGCATTTTTGATAGCGTGTAGACAGTCTGCAAGTCTTTCAAGGTCTGCGCCTTGGAACTGTTCAAATAAATTATCCATGAGAACTTCTCCTAATTAGTTGATGAGATGACGATTAGCATTCTATACCAATCAGATAACCTACTCAATGAATAGGCTATCAAGTGGCACATTAATTCAGCAAAGCCTTGCACAGTGCATCCGCTTCATGCACATCATGAGATTCCCAGATTGCATATAGGTATTCATCATATTGTGGATGTTCAGGCGACAATCTAACGCCGCCTTGCTTGCGTGTTGATTCGATAATTAAGCCCGCTTTATCGTGAACATGAGCCATATAGTTAGCTGATTTGTGTATGGTTATCATGCTGTCACCCCTACAATGGCTTTGTCTGCCATGCGTTGACTAGCTATATCGTGCATTGACCAATTGTCACGCCCTCCCCAGTATCCCGCTTCATCATCACAATCAACTATTTTGCTAACCTCTCGAATAATCAAGATGTTACGCATGCGGTCTGACGGTCTGTCAAATTGGTAAAACACCCAGTTGGTGAATGCGTTGATGTATTCGTCTCTGTTTACTTTGCCTTGCATACTATGCCCCTTATGTGTTGATTAAGCGTTGAATTTAGATTCAAGTGTCATTGATACCTCATCAGCATCAAATCCCATTTTTATCATTGTGTCGACCATAACGCCGATAGCCTTATCAAAATCGAAAGCTGGATAAACAATAGCTTGAAAAAGAATATCCATTGTTTCTGACAAATTGCGCTGTGTATTTAACATGGTAACTTACCTCATTTTGCTGTGGATAACTACTATCTGCACCATGCTTCTAGTCTAACCACATCTAATAACATGCAAGCATTGTGCCAAGATGCTAACCCTTGATTTACTTGAATTCTACAAAGTAGCAATGCACCACTATTGCACAATAGTCTTATGTCATGCACCATAACTAATCACATAACCACCATAACAGTGCAACCTGTGGATAGTGTGAACAAGTCTAAGTTATCCACAATCATGTTAATAACTTAGTTAATGCAACGGTAGATAGACTAGGGTTAGACTAAGTATTATTCTAAGTATATATCTATATGTGTTTAGTAGATAGTATATCTATCCTGCAGCTTGGTAGCTTATCGGGGTTGATTGGGGTTTGTCACTTACCGCGCTCTAGGATGACAATGTTATGTATGCTAGTACTCACTTACCTGGTTAGGGTTTGGGTGCTAGTCACATCACCACACGCTAGACGCTACACCAAGGCCTAAGCGATGGGTTGTAGAGTCTGTAATGGCGTGCCCCCCACATCCCTCCCCCCATAAAAAATTTGTGTTTTTGGTAGACTGTGGTTGCACGTATGTTTACTGGCTACCGTCTAGACAGTAGTTCCCACAAACAGTTTGCATACGTGTGCAGTTGTCTCCAATCGGTTAGTCAGGACTTACATCTTGACTAACCTTTTTTTTAACTATACTATGGAGTTATTGGTAGAGAGGTTAATATGATTACAGAGCTAGTGCTAGAGAGTGGAGTTAGTATGCCCAAAGCTAGGGTGGTGTATGCCTACCCTTACGAAGACATGGAGGTAGGGGATAGTTTCTGTGTACCGCTACAAGCCCGTGCAAAGGTGCTTAACGCCAATTACAGGGCAGGTAAGAGGTTAGGTAGGGTGTTTACTGCCAAGACTGACGGTGAGCAGGTAAGGGTATGGAGGACTGCCTGATGGCTGCTGGAGGGCTTGTGATGAATACAAAAGAGTATTGGCTTTGGCAAGCAGAGAGTTGTTTTTATTGGTATGGGCATAAACCTCGTATGAGGTGGGAGACACACATGTACTTGTGTTTATTCAAATGGTGTGGATACGAGGATGAGTGAATTTCTGTGGATGGATGAAGACGAGTTACGGGAGGTATGTCGCCTCTTGGCTAACCGTGTTTATCAGACAGAGCAGAGGATGTTGATGATGGCAATAGGGATAGAGGAAGCTGTAGAACATGGATACAGAGTTGGCTACGAGGATGGCATTACGGGACAGTCGTATTCAATTACAGCAAGAGATGAGGCGAGCCTTGTCTTGCATTAAGAAGGTAGAGAAGATTAAGTTGGCTAGGGAGTGGGAAGAGAGATACAACCCTATCCACTACCGAGAGTTAATCAAGTGTGCAAAGAACAAGCAAGTAGCAATAGCTATAGCCAACTGGAAGACAGATGAACTTTGACCTGCAGAAGTTTTACAAGTTTTGTTCCGAACTCAAGATTGAGACAAAGGAAGAAGGCTTGAAGAAGATGGGTACTCTACTGGGTACTCAGACGTATGTGATGAACGAGATACAGAAAGGCTTAGATGAAGATGTTCACTTCTTTGTCATCCTCAAAGGTAGGCAGCTTGGTATCACAACGATTTCGTTGGCTCTGGACTTATATTGGCAGTTCACACATCCAGGTTGGCAAGGAACACTGGTGGCTGATACAGAAGAGAACAGAGACATGTTCAGAAGCACGTTGGCTATGTACATTGAGGGTCTTCCAAAAGAGTACAAGATTCCTCTGGTTGCCCACAATAGAAACCAGATGGTTCTTAAAAACAGGTCAAGACTTTTCTACCAAATTGCGGGAAATAAATCTCGCTTGGGGCAGGGCAAGGCTATCACTTACCTACACGGTACAGAGACCGCTTCATGGGGTAACGAAGAAGGTCTAGCCTCGTTGATAGCTTCTCTTGCTGAGAAGAACCCAGAGAGGCTGTACATGTTTGAGAGTACGGCTCAAGGCTTCAACATGTTCCACGACATGTACAAGACTGCCAAGCGAGCAAAGACACAACGTGCAATCTTCTGCGGATGGTGGAGGAATGAGTATTACCAAGTCCCTGCTGACTCCAACATCTACAAGGTCTACTGGGATGGCAAGCTCACAGGTGAAGAGAAAGAATGGCACAGAGATATTAAGAAGCTGTACGGCTATGAAATAAATAGCAGACAGATGGCGTGGTGGAGATGGAAGATGTACGAAGGTATCAAAGACGATGCCCTTATGTACCAAGAGTTTCCACCTACAGAAGACTATGCCTTTGTGATGACTGGCACATCCTTCTTCTCACATACAAGATGTACAGAAGCTGCCAAGCTGAGTAAGAAGACAGAGTGTGACCACTACAGGTATTCGTTTGGTCAACTGTTCCAAGACACAGAGGTGTTGAAGTCTACAGAGAGACTAGGTACTCTCAAGGTCTATGAAGAGCCTATAGACAGTGCTTACTATGTCATTGGTGCTGACCCAGCTTACGGCAGCAGTGACTGGGCTGACAGGTTCTGTATTCAGGTCTTCCGCTGCTATGCAGATGGCCTAGACCAAGTAGCAGAGTTTGCAACCTCTGAACTAAACACCTACCAGTTTGCGTGGGTGATAGCGCACCTTGCAGGAGCCTACAAGAACAGCACACTTAACCTTGAGGTGAATGGCCCAGGTCAGGCTGTGATTAACGAGTTGCGGAACTTGAAACGCTTGGCAAGCAGTATGGGAGGGGCAACAGGTCGTGACTTGATGGATGTGCTTGGCAGTATGCAGAACTACATCTGGCGCAGGAATGACACGCTAGGGGGCTTGTCAAACAGCATAGGCTACCTAACTACAAGCAACAGCAAGGAACGTATGTTGCAGTACATGAAAGACTATTTTGAACGGGGGATGATGAAGATTCTCAGCATGGATACCCTAGAAGAAATGAAAGGTATCGTGCGTGAGAACGGCTTTATCGGTGCACCTGGTCGGGGTAAGGATGACAGAGTCATTGCTACTGCCCTTGTCTCTGTAGCCTATGCCGAGCAGATACAGCCTAGATTGATAGCGCAGAAGATTACCCGTGCTGTAAGTGAAGCACAGGAGTCTTACTCTCCTGAACAGATTGCTGTTGGCAGAAACGTAAGTGATTACTTGAAAAGGATAGGCATGTATGGTTCATGACCAACTGACAATCGTGTCTGTGTACGGACACAACAACGGGGCTTCTGCCATACCTTCTATTACCAAAAGCATGAAGGAGTTGCCAGGCTCACAGGGCTTGCTCATCTCGCTAGAAGAGCCACCCAACTTGCCAAGCAATGTGGTCTGGAAGCGTTGTCATGCCATAGACTACCTTGGGTATTCCTTGTTTATGATGCACGCCTTGTGCGCCTATATAGAGACTCCCTACTGCCTTGTCGTGCAGGATGATGGTTGGGTGTTGAATGGCAAGAACTTCAAACCTGAATACTATGACTACGATTACATAGGTGCACCCTCGCACTGTGCGTTTGGTGACGGTAATCTGTATCTCAAGTTTGCGTGGACGCAAGCTACAGAGCCTGTGAAGGTTGTGCAAAACGGTGGATTCTCTTTGCGAAGCAAGCGATTCTTAGAAGCCTGCAACAAGCACGGCATCATGCACCTGAATGCAAACGAGATACACGGTTGGAATGAAGATGCACAACTCTCAGCTATATTAAAACCAGTTCTTCAATCTTATGGTTATAAGTATTGCCCTGATGACATAGCCAAATACTTCAGCATAGAGTATGTAGGGCTTGGATTCCATGAGGAAGACTTTGATTACACCAAACTCTTAGGGCATCATGCCCAAACAAGGAAGTTAGTAGGTGCTAACCACATAGTTGTGCCTGCTGACCCTACAAATGCACACCGTGAAATTGAGTTTTTAGATTGGTTGCAAGGCCAAGGTTATACATTGGAGTACAGATATGACCCCGTTAAGCAAGCGTGAACTGACAAAACACATGCAGAGGTTTGCTGCTGACAAGGATAGAGGCATCTCTATAGCCTTGTTTGCCGAACTTGCAGGCATAAGTCACGGGCATTTCTATGATGTATTCATCTACAACAAGGAACCACTCACCGAAATGGTGCAACGTAGGGTCAGTAAAGCCTACCAACAGTGGAAAGCAGGCAATGTAAAGATTATGAAACGCATAGATAACACCCGCTATGTGGACTACAGGAAAGAATCTCAACCCGTGTTTATGCCCAAAATGGGGCTACAAGTAACGTCAGAAGGCATAAAAGTTAAGGTTGGGATGGTAAACAGGCACGATTACAGCGAAATTTCACTTGACGAAGCACTAAGGGGGTAACTATGGCAATTCTGAGAGACTATTACTGCACAAACCACGGAATCTTTGAGGCATGGGAGCCAGACTGCCCCATGAAGCACTGCAAAGGCGAAATATCCGTTGTACACCTTAAACCAGTAGGTACAAGGTCTGCAAAGACCACCGCAACCGACAAAAACCTCAACAATCTGGCTCTTGACTTTGGTATGACCGATATTAAGAAGACACATGAGGGTGAACACCAGTCAGGCTACCTCAAACGCAAAAACAAGCTAACTGACAAGCAATTTGCCGAGGCTACAGACGCTATGAACGCCCAAAACCAAAACCAACAGAAGCAAGCACGCCCTGGCGACTCTGTAATCTGGGGTAGCGGGGGTAACATTAGCATGAAGTCCGTGATGGGTGGACAATTCAAGTCTGTTAATGGAGAATCAGTCGGCATCAACCCTAAAGCAGCGGGTGACCTGCAAGGGCCGAGAGCCGCCAGCTATATGGCAGACCCAGACAACCTACAGGTGAAGAAATGAGAATCCCAAAGAATCCCGTTGACCGTGAACGCTTTTACTTAGACCTCATAGAAAAGTGTATGGTCAGTCGGGAAGAGCGCAAAGCAGATTACAACTCTTTGCGTTCTTACTATCTGTTTGGCAATGGCCCAGATGACACACCCGCCCTGTACAACAAAATCTATCCACACATTGACCAACTGACCTCGTTCCTCTACTCAGCGGAAACTACAAGGTTCAGCATCAACACAGGTGCGGCAGTATCCAATACCGAACAAGTCAAAGTCCCTTCACTCACCCGTGGACTTAATGACGAGTGGCTTAACAGCAACGCTGACCAAGTATTCTCTCAAGCAGTTACTTGGTCTCTTTGCTACAACTCCGCATTTGTCAAACTGGTTATCAACAATGGTATCCACCCCTACATGGTTGAGCCTGCGTGTATAGGTGTGTTGCGGGAAGACTCAGCCTACACCGACAGACAAGAAGCAATTGTCCAGACTTACTACATCACCAAGTCTGAACTGCTTGACCGTCTGTACAGCCACCCTCAGAGAGAAAAGATTGTCGCCCGTGTGACATCTTCACAACACCAGCGCACAGAAGTAGCAACTGGTATTGAGCGCATTCTCATGTCGCAAGTCAATCCAACCCTGTACGGTAACGTCAATCTGAATTTGAGTGGCGTGAACAAATACAAAGCAACTGTTGCTGAAGACACAGTTGAAATGACAGAGTTGTGGGTGTGGAACGATGAGACAAAAGATTATCAGTGCGTAACAAAAGCAGACCCTGACATCATCATTTATGACCGACCAGGTGAGTCCATCTTCCTCAAAGGCGAGTTGCCATTTGTGCAGGTATGCCCTAACCCGCTTTACGATTACTACTGGGGTGGCTCAGAGGTTCAGCGTCTGGTCTACCTTCAAGACTTACGCAACAAGCGTATGACTGAGATTCTTGACTTGCTCTCTAAACAAGTCAGCCCACCTACCGCACTTATTGGCTTCACAGGCATCCTTGACGAGAAGAACTTTGCTCTCAACAGAGCAGGGGGCTTACTCGCAACCGATATGCCTAATGCCAAAGTAGAAAAGTTAGCGCCCACTATCCCACCTGATTTGTTTAAAGAAATTGGGGAGATTGACCTGATGTTTGAAGAAGCATCTGGCATTGTGTCTGTATTGCAAGGGCGTGGTGAGGCGGGTGTTCGCTCGTCAGGTCACGCCTCCCAGTTGGCAAGATTAGGTTCTAGCCGAGCCAAGAAGCGAGCACTCATCATTGAGGACAGCTTGGAGAAGGTGGCTACCTTGTACCTAAAATGTATGCAGGTGTACGACAACACCCACTTCACAGACATGGAAGGCAAGAAGTTTATTGCTGAACAATTTACTAAGGACTACACAGTCAAGGTAGATGCTCACAGTAACTCACCAATCTTCATGGAAGATATGCGCCAGCTTGCTTTCAACCTGTTCAAAGCCCAAGTTATTGACAAGGAATCCTTGCTTGACTTGCTTGAGCCTCCAATGAAACAATTGCTCAAAGACCGTCTCAAGAAGATGGAAGCAAAGGGTGAGGCACAGGCTGCGGCAAAGCAAGCGCAGACACCGCCTCCCAAGTCAGAGGGTAAACCAGACTTAAAACAGGTGGGATGATGGCTACAGCACCAGGCACTAGAAGCATGACCCAACCCAAGGCTGACCAACCACGGGTTGCAACAGAATCACTGAAAAAAGGCGAAGCGAGTCCTAACTTGACAATGCGCCAAACAGGGATTAAAACCATGTCTGGGCGTAGTCAGCGTGATTACGCCAGACAATAATTCAGGAGTACACCATGTACAAAAAAGCTAAACGCGGACGCAAAAGCTGCCGCTAATCAGTTTCCCCGCAAGGGAAAAAGGGTGTGGCTTACTTCCCTTCACAAATAGTTCGCCGCCTCTAACCTTGGAGAAGACCATGCGTAAAGCTCGTAAAGGCCGTAAAAGCCGCAAGTAATCCTTAACGGATTTGTCTTGGGGGGCGACATAAAATCCCCCCACCTATTGACAAGATGTAAGTAAGTGGTTACAAACACGGCAAGGAGTGATTATGAGTGTTCCAGCAGATAAGTTGATGGAGTTGATGCGAGGCAGTAGAAGTGCCAACGCACCTATGCCTGAAGCACCTCAAGCCGCAGGCATGTCAGATGCCGAGACTCCTCCTATGGCCTCACCTATGTCTACCCCAGAACCAAAGATGGGAAGCAAAGAAGGCGCACTTATAAACATCAGCATGGCGATGGATTTGTTAGAACAATCCCTCCCCGCTCTTGGCTCAGAATCTCCTGAAGGCCAAAAAGCCTTGAACGCTATTCGCCAACTGTCTGGCTTGATTGGCCCACGTAAGGGCAAGACCAACGAATTACAGCAGTCTGAAATTCTTCAGATGCTACAAACATTGCCGCAGGCGGGTGGTGCTACCCCTGAAGGTAGAGCAATGGCACAAGCACCCATTCCTGGTATGCCTCCCCCTCAAGGCGGCGGTATGCCACCTTCTCCCCCACCAATGTAAGGAAACATCATGGATTTGTTCAAACCCCGTGGCGCAGCCGCACCCCGTCGTCCTACTGACAACAATCAACAACACGGTGTTATCACTAACACCCCCCGCTTCTCTCAGCTTGGTGGCTTAAATGCCCCTGGCAAGATTGGCAAAATGGGCATGGCTGTATCTAAGCCTGCTGACGGTAAAAAAGTAATTTAAACGTATAAAGAGGGTAACTTTATGTCATTAGAAAATCTGTCCTTAGAAGCCCGTGATGAGTTGGCTCAACTTGCCCAAACTCTTGCGGAAAACCCTGACACTCGCAAAGAATTTTTGCGGATGACAAAGCGGGTTAAACCTGACCTCCCTATCCCTGAACTCGACATTGAGGACTACACGAATCGGGCTGTAAACAAGTCTGAAGAACGTGTGCAAGCCTTGGAAGCCAAGTTGCGGGAAAGAGATGCCGTTGAGGAATTGCAGAAACGCCGTAATTCTTTGATGAAAAAAGGTTTGATTTCTAACGAGTCAGAGATTGATGACGTAGAAAAAATTATGTTGGAGCGTGGCATCAACAACCACGAAACAGCCGCTGAGTACCATGCGTGGATGAAACAGGCAGCAGTGCCTACCTCTTCAGGATACAACCCAAGTGCTGTAAAGCAATTTAACTTGGGTGCGTATTGGAAGAATCCTTCTGCCGCAGCACGGAACGAGGCAATGAATGCACTCAATGACCTGCGTAAACCGCAACGTCCTATTGGGTTGTAAGAGGGTAATTTTTTAAACCACGTAAGGAGGCCTTATGGCTATTGGCGGCGGCATCCTACCAGCTACAGGGTCAGCACAGTTCAATGAACTGACTTATGTAACTCGTAGAGCCTTTATTCCCAAACTCGTTGTACAACTGTACAACTCCACGCCATTGATGGCGGCACTGATTGCCAACAGTCAGCAAGCCTCTGGTGGTGTGTCTTCTGTAACCGTACCCGTTCAAGGTGCACAGTTCGTAAACGCTCAGTGGTCTGACTACAGTGGCTCTTTTGCCCAACCGTCAGTACAACAAGGTGCTTACAACGCTGAATTTGACCTGAAACTTATGATTTCTCCCGTGCCGTTCCTCGGTATGGAAGGCGCAGTTCAGCAAGATGCAGCAATTATCCCGTTGATTGAAGCACGTATGAACGATGCTACCAACGTGATGATGGACGCAATGGCTACAGCCCTGTACAACAACACCACGAATACACAACAGTTTATCGGCTTGCCTGCTGCTGTTGCTAACTCTGGCACATACGGCAACATTGACCGCTCAACATACACATGGTGGAAATCCACTCAGTATGCTGCTGGCTCAGTTAACCCCACTCGTCAAAACATCCTGCAATACATTTCTGGCACAGTGAAAGCTGGCGCTGAGATGCCTTCATTCGGTGTTTGCGGCTTTGGTACTTGGACACTGTTGGCTCAAGACTTTGTTGGTCAAGAACAATACGTCATCACCCCAGGTTCAGGCTTTGACGGTGACAACAATGGCCCTCAAGCCGCTTTCCGTGCTTTGATGGTTGCTGGCGTACCTATCTATCCAGACCCTTACTGCCCTGAAGGTACTGTGTACTTCCTGAACACTAACTACTTGTCTCTGTACATCCATGAGCAAGGTTCGTTTGTGTTTACAGGCTTTGAGTCCACACTTCCTAACTGGCAAATTGGTTATGTTGGCGCAGTTTTGATGATTGCCGAATTGGTAAACGTCAAGCCTAAGTCAATGACCAAGGTGACGGGTTACAACTACCTCTCACTGTAAGGAGAAAAAGACATGGCTTTAGCAATGAATAAAATCATTCTGGCGAATGCAACCACCAACACTGCTGGTGCTTACTTCTCCAACGTATCACTGACTGCTGCAAACGCAGGTACTGTGATTCCCGCAGGTACATACCTGTTGTTTCCATCTGCCAACGTAGTTATTACTGCGAACAATGGTTCTGCTATTACAACTCTGCTTGCTAGTAATACTGGCGGTATGGTTTTGTCTGATGGCGTGAACGTGTTTGCACAATCTACTGTTGCTGGCGCTAGTGCCATTACTGCATTGACAATCAATGGTGGTATCAACGCAAACAGCACTTACACAAGCTAATAGGAGCGCAATATGAACGCAAGCCATGTAGGTGCACTGTACCCTGACAGTTTTGGTTCTTTTGCTATAGGCTCTACCAATCCTCCCGTTGCGGTAGGAAATACTGGTAACGCCGTAGCAACTATCAATACCGTCAGCACAGGCTACATTGTTCGCCGTATTGTTGCTGCTGGTGCCAACGGAAGTGTTGCCGCTGCCAACGTAACCATCTTTACAAGTAACGATGGTAACTTGGCAAACGCAGTTTCTAATGCAACTGTTCTCTCTAACATCACAGGCGTTAATTTGTATCAAGACTTTGGTTTGACTGCAAATACGTCAACAAAAGTTTATACAACTCCATTGTTTGTGTGTGTGAATACAGGTGCTGCGGCAAACAACTCAGTTGATATTACGGTGTACGGTGACGTTGTAAGTCTATGATTGAAGAAGTCTATGTAACCAACAACTCCGACAAAGACCTGTACTCTGAGTACAACTTTGTAGGGTTTGATTTCCCTGTAGGCAAGACAGTCAAAGTCCCTGTCTCTGCCGCCAGACACATGCTTGGTTACGGTGACGAAAACAAAGAGCCGTATCTTGTCTTGCTAGGCTTGATACGGCTTCATAGTGAACTTGAAGATGCGATGGAGAAGTTTGAAAAGGTAGAAATATCTGAAACTCCTCCTGAAAAGAACCGCTCGTTACCCTCGGCGGTTGGCGTAGTACCCTTGCGGATTGAGAAATCCGTTGGGGGAAAAGTCAATCAGAGGGTTGCTTAACATGAAGGTAACATGGCAACTCTCTCTTCCTACATCACGGAAGTACAGCGTTTATTGCATGATGCAAACTCTGTATTCTGGTCTACTCAGGAGCTAACGGACTACATAAATAGTGCCCGTGAGCGAGTAGCGAGGGATACTGGGTGTTTACGCACCTTGCAAATAACAGCCACGCCTATTTCTAATACAGGTGTACCTGCGACTGTTTGGACTGCGGGAGCAACTGTTACCGCTGGTCAGTTTGTTTTCTCAAATATCTTTATTTACCAAGTAGTGACTGGTGGTGTGCTCGGCACAACTGCGCCTCCCTACCCCTCGTCCTACAACACATTCCCACCGTCTACTTCATTTACAGACGGTACAGCCACACTGCAATACTCTGGCCCTGCTGAAATTATTCCCTACGGGATATTGACCAACGGTACAACGCTAGACATTCTGAACGTCAACATTTACTGGGGTAACAGCCGTATTCCTCTGCGGTACTTGCCTTGGTCGAACTTCAATGCTCAGTTGCGTTACTGGCAAAACTATGTAGGCAGACCTGTTTGCTTCTCTGTTTACGG